GACGGTGCACATTAATAATCCCGACTGCGCCGCGACAGCATGGAACAAATCAATTCCGGCTTCTGAATCAATGCTAATGCTTACCTTTGTGCGCTCTTTTGCCTTGCGCGAAAAAAATTCATACAAAGATATAGCCAAGGATAAGGCCGATATAAGAATAGGAGCCCACGTCTTTATAATTTGCATATTTTTACCTCCTTAAAGAAAATTATATCACACGAAAAGAAATAAAACAAGAAAGGAGGGAGAGGGCGTGAAAGATTTTCTTACGGATGTGTCTACTAAAGAGCTTGTAGAGGAATTGAAGCGGCGCAGCGGAACAAAAACAATAATAGCAGAACCGTACCAAGATGTCGCCGTCAAGGTAAACGGTCCTGCCATTGTGCTTGTGGTTATCGATTAACCGATTCTTTCGTACCTGTAAATTCCCTTAATGTGAGCGTGGAAGTATTCGCCATGAGACGGTGCAGTCATCAGGTTCTGATACACGGCAAAAGGTACATTGTAATAGGCATATAAACTGCCTTTAGTAAAACCGATGTGTAGAGTTCCATTCTCATAGCCGACGCTTGCGAGATTGCTCGACGAAACAGATTGCATTACCCTTTTTTCTCACCTCTTTTGGTGAGAATTATAACACACAAAAAGAAATAAAACAACAGACAAGAGGCAAAGATATGACGGAATCAGAAATTAGGCGTATGGAAGAAGAAATCCGAGCAAGAAAGGACGACGGCGAACACAACACAAAAATTGCGGTCGTATCAATCCTACTCGGATGTTTCGCGGGAGTGCTCGGGGCACTTTTGGCACAGTGGGTAATTAACACTTTCCTGATATGAATTGAGAAAGGAGATGAAGAAGTGAAAAAGTTTGAGACCGCAGAGAAACTTCTGAACGAGCAGCTGCAACTACTCGCCCAGAAGTCAAAAGAGTGTAGGCTTGAAGATTTAGCGGACATAACGCTCGCTATGGTAAGAGTTTTTGAAACTTTGTGTTACCACGCCTAAAGCCTACGATGGAATTATAACACACAAAAAGAAATAAAACAACAAAAAGCGAGGTAAAGAGATGAATAAAATCGAAATAAGAGTCAATCCGAACACGGGTCTGACGAGTAGCGTAAAGTTGGGCGGTGTTGAGATAGGGCAATCAGTCCGCAGTGTTACATTTCATCACAAGGGCGGCAATTGGCCTACCTTGACACTGGAACTTGTATCTAACGATGTCTTGCTTGACATTCCGAATGCTACGGAAGATGTAGGCGCGTCGAAGGGTATCAGCGTTTGGAAAGCCACTCCCGTATCGGAGCAACCGCATAATTAATTACCAAAGGAACGACGGAAATGATAAGTGCAAGCACAGAAATAACAATTGCCTTACGGCTTCTGGACTCCGCGTCGATTTTCGCAAGATACTCGTATCCCGCGTGCGTCAGTTTGGCATCTCCGGATAAATCAAAAAAGATGCTCCCATCGGCAGTCCTAACGGTACGGAGATTGCTGGCTATGTACCCTTTGGATAAGCAGGCGTCAAGTATTTCGCAATCCCACGGGGAGAGCTCTTGAAGCTCTTTCCCCTCTAATATCCACATGAGTATCTTTCGCATACGGCGCTCATACTGGCGAATGTTTTTGGGCACATCTTGATGCTTGAAACGGCTGTCTTTTATTGGGTTCACGATTTGCACCTGCTTTGATAGAAATTAAAAAAATTATATCACACAAAAAGAAATAAAACAACCGCATGAAAGGAGCTTTGTAAATGAACGAGTTAATCAAAATCAATTATGAAAGCGATAGACCGACAGTCTTAGCAAGAGACCTGCACGAATTCCTTGAGGTGAAAACAGCTTACAAGGATTGGTTCCCGAGAATGTGCGAATACGGTTTTGCTGAGGGAGAGGACTATTGCTCATTTTTGAGCGATAGGTCTGACGGACTTCCGGGAAAGCCGAGACAGGATGCACAGCTCACAATCGACACGGCAAAAGAAATTTGTATGCTTCAGCGCAACGAAAAGGGCAAGCAGGCGAGACAGTATTTCTTGCAGCTTGAAAAGGAGTGGAACTCTCCCGAAGCGGTTATGGCGAGAGCCCTCAAAATGGCGCAGGAGAAGCTTGAAAGAGTCAAGGCTATAAACTCTAATCTGACCGTGCAGAACGCCATTATGCAGCCAAAAGCGGAATATTTTGACGGCTTATGCGAGCGCGAGAGCCTTACGGGAATAAGGGATACCGCGAAGCTTCTCGGAATCAAGCAGAACGATTTCGTGAAATGGCTCATCGCTCGCAAATATGTTTACCGCGACAAGCGCGGCAGGCTGATGCCCTATGCGGAACATGTCGATTCCGGGCTGTTTGAAATCAAGGAAACTTATAACGAAAAGACCGACTGGACGGGCGTTCAGATGCTTATCACCGTAAAAGGAAAAGAACGCTTTTTGAAAGCGCTCTCGTGAAAGGAGACAACATCATGCGCAAAATCACAGTAAAAGAAGCGGCGCAAATACTCGGCATGAGCGAGATGTTTGTACGAATAGGTTTACAGCGCGGCAAACTGCCGATAGGTACGGCGATAAAGCTCAACGGCAACCGCTATACCTATTACATCAACCCAAAGCAGCTCGCGGAGTATAGCGGCGCAGAACTGACAAAAGCTGAAAAGATACACATGTAAAGGAGGCGGAGCAATGAGAGCGTTATTAATTATTTCGATTGCGCTTTTATCGTTAAATGCACTGCTAAATCTTATTACGGCTATACACTCGTTGATAACCGATGATGACGAGGGATGTTGGTGTGTGCCAAACTTTTTAGCATCCGTCGCCATGATTATTGTACTCACACAGCAGCTTTAAGAGAGGGAGGTATAGCTATGATACTGAAATTTGCAATCCAGACGGTGTTTGAAATTGCCGTCGTCGTACTTATTATCTATGGATTTATTCACGAGGACAAGCTTATTGCTTTCGAGGATTCACTCAAGTGCAGAATCAAAAAGAAAGGAGCTGAACGCCATGTACGAGATAACGGCAATCGCTCCTGAAGCGTTTAAGATAGCGGATAGGCTCACACTGCTCATGGAAGAGCACGAACCGCCGGTGACGAGGGCGGAATTGGCAGATGCTATAGGCTGCGCTAAATCAACAATCTCGCGTTATTGCGATGGCACAAATTCAGTGGCATTCATCTTCGCGATTCGGATTGCTCGATTTTTCAACGTCTCGCTTGATTATCTCGTGGGACTGACAGATAGCAAGGAGATACCGCAGTGGCAAAAGCCCGGAAAACATAAACACTCTGAGCACTGGCACTTGAAAAACATCTGCAAACGCTGTTATTACCGCCGCGAAATGGTCGGGCTTGCAGGGATAAGCGGATTTGATATCGAGTACGACAACAAAGCTTGTCACTACACATTCGACACAGGCAAGTTCCGCGAGATAGAGGCGACGGACATGGAGTGCCCGTATTTTCGCCCCAAAAGAAGAGAAAGGAAAGCTGTTTCCCCGGCATGGGACAAGATGAAAAGCGATGAAAACATATGACCAATTTTTAGATGACAAGATAGAAGTTGCCAAAGAGAGCGGGTTCGAGATATCGCTCGACGAGATTAACCCGGCACTCAAACCTCATCAGAAGCTCGCCGTTCAATGGGCAGTCAGAGGCGGCAGGCGCGGACTGTTCGAGCGGTTCGGGCTCGGCAAGACCGTGCAGGAACTCGAATTTTGCCGCATAGTCACCGAGCATGAGGGCGGTCAAGCTCTTATCGTCTTGCCGCTCGGCGTGCGTCAAGAGTTCACCCGTGACGCAAGAGAGCTGTTGCATATCCCCGAACCCGTATATGTCACCTGCATGGACGAGGTAAGAGCTTCAGACGCACAAATCCTCATGACCAACTACGAGCGAGTCAGAGACGGCGACATTGACCCGAAATATTTTACGGCGGTCAGTCTCGACGAAGCGGCGGTACTTCGCTCTTACGGCTCGAAAACCTATCAAACTTTTTTCCCGAAGTTCAAGGGAATTAAATATAAGCTTGTGGCGACCGCCACGCCGAGCCCAAACAGATATAAAGAGCTTATCCATTACGCAGGCTTTCTTGACCTCATGGACACGGGACAGGCACTTACACGCTTTTTTAAGCGCGATTCTACAAAAGCTAACAACTTGCAGCTCTATCCGAGTATGGAGCGTGAATTTTGGCTCTGGGTTGCGTCGTGGGGGCTGTTCCTAAGCTCGCCCGCCGACCTTGGACTCGATGCGACGGGCTACGATTTACCGCCGTTTGAAGTCCGTACACATGTCATAGACGACGACATGGAAAACTTGCCCGCCGACCGTGACGGACAGTTCAAGCTGTTGAGAGATACCGCGACATCGTTATCTGAGGCGGCACGGGAGAAAAGCTCAAGCATAGCTGCGCGAGTAGCGAAAGCAAAAGAGCTGATAGACGAAGCAAGCCCCGACGAGCATTTTATTTTATGGCACGACCTCGAAGCGGAACGTCATGCGATTAAAAAGGCTATTCCCGAAGCTGTCGACATTTACGGCAGTATGGACTATGACGAACGCGAACGCCGCGTTATTGACTTCCAAGAGGGCAAAACAAGGATATTCGCCACAAAGAAGAGCCTTTCCGGCTGCGGGTGCAATTTTCAGAAATATTGCCACCGTGCGATATTCGTCGGTATTGACTATGAGTTCAACGACTTTATTCAGGCAATTCACAGAATACACCGCTTCTTGCAGACCGAAAAGGTGATTATCGACATAATCTATACCCAAGCGGAAGAAGAAATCTGGGAAGCGCTCCGTGAGAAGTGGAAAAGGCATGACGAATTAGCACAGAAGATGTCCGAAATCATCAAAAAATATGGCTTGTCGTCTCCGCATATCGCCGAGCAGCTGAAAAGAAGTAAAGGAGTCAAAAGAGTGGAAATCAAAAGAGAAAGGTTCACAGCAGTGAATAACGATTGCGTTGATGAGACACGGAAAATGCCCTCCGATAGCGTCGGATTGATTCACACGTCAATCCCATTTTCCAATCATTACGAATATACCCCGTCATATAACGACTTCGGTCACAACGCGACAACAGCCCAGTTTTTCAAACAAATGGACTATTTGACCCCTGAACTGCTTCGCGTGTTACAGCCCGGCAGAGTCTGCGCGGTTCATGTTAAAGACCGCGTTCTCTTCGGCAATGTGACGGGCACGGGCTTTCCGACGGTTGAACCGTTCCACGCGATGTGCATAAGCCACTACACAAAACACGGTTTTCAGTATTTCGGCATGATAACGGTCTGTACAGATGTTGTCAGGGAAAACAATCAGACTTATCGTCTCGGCTGGACGGAGCAGTGCAAAGACGGCACGAAGATGGGCGTCGGCTGTCCTGAATATATCTTGCTTTTCCGAAAACTTCCGAGCGATACAACGGACGGATATGCAGATGTCCCCGTGACTAAAAGCAAAGACGACTATACCCGCGCCCAGTGGCAGATTGACGCGAACGGTTATCAGCGGTCAAGCGGGAACCGACTTGTCACCCGCGAGGAACTCAAAAACGCGCCCGTTCGAGTGCTCGAGAGAATGTATCGTCAATATTCCCGCGAAACGGTCTACGACTACGCCGACCACGTAAAACTCGCCAAAGAACTCGATGAAAAGGGACATCTTCCCGCCACTTTCGCAGTGGTCTCGCCTGGCAGTTGGAGCGACGAGATATGGGACGATATCAACCGTATGCGCACACTCAACACGACGCAGAGCAGACGCCGTCAGAATCTTCATGTGTGCCCGTTGCAGCTCGATATCGTGGAGCGGGTAATAAACAGATATTCCAACAAAAACGACCTTGTATATGACCCGTTCGGCGGTCTTATGACCGTTCCGTATATGGCAGTTAAAATGGGACGCAGGGGCTACGGCTGCGAACTTAACCCCGACTATTTCTGCGATGGCGTGGGCTATCTCGAAGCGGCAGAAGCACAGATAGGCGCACCGACGCTATTTGACTTAATGGAGGGAGCTTAACAATGAAATTGACATGTAACACATACGATCTCAAGGCGGCTTGTGCAAAAGCTGCAAGAGTTATTGACAAATCTCCGTCTCCGGCTACAAACGGACTCTTGCTCTCGGCAGAAAGTGGAGTCCTGACCGTGACGGGATATAATCTCACGATTGGGATATCCGTCAAAATCCCCGCGATGATAGAGATTCCCGGAGCGATAATCGCCGACGCGAAGATTCTGACAAATGCAACGGGCAAGCTCCAAAAGTTTGAGACGGCACTATCAACAGATGAAGATGTTCTCACCGTTCAGAACGGACGCTCGAATCTCAAGGTCAAAGGCATACCTGCGGAGCAGTACCCCGAGCTTCCAACTCCCGAAGATGGCACAACTTGCCGAGTTGACGGAGCGAATCTCGTCAAGCTGATTAAAAAAACCGTGTTCGCCGCCGCAGATGATAAGGGCGTGAGAATGACCGTCTCCGACAACCTCAGACTCTGCGCGACTGACGGGTTCACACTCGCCGAGTCAAGCATACCGTGCGAAGAGGGGACAGCACCGAGCGCAACGGCAACAATTCCGCCAAAGGCACTGCTTGAGCTTTCGGACGCGACCGACGCGATCGAGATATCCGTCTCAAGCAAACATTTTATAGCGCAGACCCGCGATTATACGCTGTTTTCGCGCCTTATGTCTACCGCGTGGGAAATCGATGTGGACAAGATTATCCCCAAAAACACAGCTTCGGTCAAGACGGATTTTAAAGCCCTCACATCTGCGCTCGAAAGAGTTCAGATTCTCGCGAGCACCGAGGCACAGCCTGTTAAGATGTCGCTCTCAAGAGATGCCATTGAACTGTCTGTGAGGACGACGATAGGCAGTGCCACCGACTCAGTGACGGGCGAGACCGATTCAGACCTCGTGATAGGAATCAACGCGAGATATCTCGTCGGAGTGCTTAAAGCGGCTGAGACTGACAGCTTTCTTGTCAGCTCTCCCGTGTCTCCGTTGGTATTCAAGGACGATTCAAGCACCTATATTTTACTCCCGGTGCGACTGAGGGAAAGAATATGAGATACAACGACGCAGACCAAACACCGCCCGTTCAGACAACGGCGGCACAGGACGAACAAATAAAACAAATGACAGCAACCGATTGTATCAACTATTTATTTCAAATCATGAGAGGAGACAGGAGAAATGACACTGTATGAAATCGGCCGTGAATACAGCGATTTTGTTATCGCGGTCGAAAACGGCGAAATACCCGAAGAAGCTATCAATGACACATTTGAAATGTTGACAGGAGAGCTTGACGAGAAGATAGACAACACCGCTTGCGTTATCAAAAACCTCAACGCCGAAGCGGCGGCTATCAAAGGCGAGATAGACGCTCTGGCGGCGAGAAAAAAGAGCAAAGAGAACCTTGTCGCTTATCTTAAAAACAAGATAGCACAGGCGATGCAGAGCAGCGGCAAAACAAAACTCGAAACCCCGCGAAATGCGCTCTCTTTCCGCCGAAGCGAGAGCGTCGAAATCTCAGACGAAGCCGCATTTGTGGCGCAGCACCCGGAATATGTCGCCTACAGTCCTAAGATTGACAAGACAGAGGTCAAAAAAGCGATTAAAGCCGGAGAGACGATTGACGGCGCGGCTCTGATTGAAAAACAGAATCTACAGATTAAGTGAGGTGCAACATGGATAATCTTGAAATTTACAGCAGGGTTTGCGAAGTGCCCGGCAACGCACAGAAGAAAATCGCGGCGGGTCGTCTCAAGGGATTTACAGACATTAACCCGATGTGGCGCATAAAGAAGCTGACCGAGGTATTCGGGGCTTGCGGCATTGGCTGGTATACCGACGACATCAAACATTGGCTCGAGGACGGAGCAGACGGAACAAAGACGGCACATGTCACGCTCAACCTCTACGTTAAGGAAGATGGAGAGTGGAGCAAGCCTATCTTCGGAATCGGCGGCGCGTCGTACATATCGAACGAAAAGAGCGGAGCTTATACCTCCGACGAGTGTTTTAAGATGGCGTACACTGATGCGCTTTCCGTCGCTTGCAAGGCGTTAGGCTTTGGCGCGAATGTCTATTGGGCGGCAGGAAGAAGCAAATACAGCTCTCAGAACACCCAGGCGACACCCGCAGACGAAAAGACAAACCGTGAAGCCGTAAATCTTGCCACGTGCGACCTAATGGGCGAGTTTGCGAAGCTCAGAGGGAAAAGTATAGGCGAAGTAGAAAACGCGCTCATGCGCCAAATTTCAGCCCCTGAGGGCATGTCTCTTGAAACTATATCGGACAGTTTGGCAGAAAGGGCAAAAGCTCAGATAGCCGTCTGGCTTAAAGCGGCAAAGGAGCAGTCATGACGATTGAAAAAGCCGACTGGCTCTTTGAGTCCGACGGATTCTATCTCAAGTTCAAGGTCAAAAACCGCGAAGAAGGTCAGCGTATAGTGGCAGAGGTTAAATCTTCGGACAAGCCCTATGAGTTGACCGTCGAGAAGAAAAAGCGCAAGCGCAGTCTCGACGCGAACGCCTATTGCTGGGTACTCATCGGAAAACTCGCCGCAAAGCTGCACCTTAGCATGATAGATATCTATCGAGACGCTATAAAAAACATCGGGGGTAACTTTGAGACTATCTGTGTGCAGGACAAGGCGGTCGACAAGCTCCGCGACTGGTGGGAGCGCAACGGGCTCGGGTGGTTGACCGAAACTTTCCCGTCAAAGATACCCGAATGTACGAATGTACAGCTGTTTTGTGGCTCGTCAGCATATGACACGGCACAGATGTCCCGGCTGATTGACAACATTGTGCAAGAGTGTAAAGCGCAGGGCATAGAAACTATGACCCCCGAAAAACTTGACCGATTAAAGGAGGCGTGGAAATGAGGTCGATTCTTCAAGCGGACGAAGATGTTTGCTTTCTTTGCGGCAGGTCGGGCGCACCTATGGACTGGCACCATTGTTTTGGCGGCTCGGCACGACACGCGAGCGAGGCGTACGGCTTGAAAGTCCGTCTCTGTCATATGGGATGTCATATGTATGGTGATAAAGCCGTACACGACAATCAAGATACAATGGACTACATACACCGATACGCGCAAGAAGCAGCAATGAAATATTACGGCTGGGATAAAGATGACTTTATCAGGCTTTTCGGAAAAAATTACCTTTAAGGAGGGCAAAAAAATGGAGAAGCTTAACTGTTTTGCTTATGGCTCGGCAACAGATAACGGTTGCAAAGCGTTGATAAAGCGCGAGTGCGACAAATGCAAGTTTTACAAGACGGCAAACGACGACGAAATCCAAAAACTTAACTGCGAGCTCAGAATCCGCCGCATGTATCAGATGTCGTCGAAAGATTTTTTAAATAACAGGAGGTCAAACAATGATTAACAGCGTAATCCTCATGGGCAGATTGACTGCAGACCCCGAACTCAGACAGACTCAGAACGGCACAGCGGTAACATCGTTTACCGTAGCCGTTGACCGCAGATTTCAGCGAGAGCAGACCGATTTTATCAATGTTGTCGCGTGGAAACAGACCGCCGAGTTTGTCGAAAAGTATTTCAAAAAAGGTGCGATGATAGCGCTTCGCGGCAGTATTCAGCAGCGCAACTATGAGGACAAAAACGGCAACAAGCGCACCGCATTTGAAGTTATTGCCGACGAAGTTAGCTTCTGCGGGTCAAAAGCAGACAAGCCGCAGACCCCGAACAACGACGACTTCGAGGAAATACCCATAAGCGACGACTTGCCGTTCTGAGGTAGCGAGATGAACATAGTCGACTTTATACCCAAAGGCAAGGAAAACGCAGTCACGCGGGAAGCACTCTGCATTTATACGGGGCTCGACGACCGAACCGTTCGCAAGCTGATAGAGCTTGCAAGGGACGGCGGAGCACCTATTCTCTCATCGTCGCATAGCGTCGGATATTGGCTTTCCGACGACATTGTCGAGATTAAAACTTTCCTCAATGAGACTGACCGCCGTTGCAAGAGCTTGTCACGCAGAGCACAAGGGCTCAGACGCTATGTAGCGGAGCGCGAGGGAAAATATGTCGTTCCCGTACAAGCCCATTTCAGGACGATAAAAAGGAGCTGAGGCAATGGAGCTCAAATGGATAAAACTCTGCGTTAATATCTTCGACGATGAAAAAATAGCGCTCATCGAGAGTATGCCCGACGCTGATTCCATAATTGTTATATGGTTCAAAATCCTCTGTCTCGCGGGCAAGCAGAATAACTGCGGCGTGCTTATGCTTAGTGACCGCATACCATACACCGAAGAAATGCTTGCAACTATCTTTCGCCGTCCTATGTCCACCGTGCGACTCGCTCTTACCACCTTTGAGAGCTTCGGAATGATAGAAGTTGTGAACGGCACAATAACTATCCCGAATTGGGAGAAACACCAAAGTGTCGATAAGTTAGCCGAACTCAAGGAGTACAACCGACTTGCACAACAAAAATCCCGCGCAAAAAAGCGTGCCTTGCAGGCTGTCAATGACATGTCATTGACATGTCAACGAAGTCAAGGCATAGAAGAAGATATAGATAAAGATATAGAAGAAGATATAAAAGAAATAGAAAAAGAAAAGCCCACGCGCCACAAATACGGCGAATACAAAAACGTACTTCTGTCAGACGATGACCTCGAAAAACTGAAAAAAGAGTTTTTTGACTGGTCTGACAGAATCGAACGTCTGAGCGCTTATATGGCAAGCACGGGCAAGAGCTATAAAAACCACCTTGCCACTATCAGAAACTGGGCGCGGCGTGATAGCAGGACTCCGACCGCAGATGTCAAGCCAAAAGGACAAGCTTCATATGACATCTCGGAGTTTGAGCGTCAGAACATGTCAAAGCCGATAGCCTACAAGAAAAAATAATGCAGTGCCCGGACTTTCGTCCGGGCAGAAAGGAAAAATTATGGATTGCGGCAAAACGATGACGAAGAGTGGAACGCCGATTAAACTTTTAATTGGCGGTAGCCCTTGCACAAAGTGGAGCATAGCACAGAAAAACGGACGCGAAGTTCTGCCGGAGGGTATAGGCTGGGAGCTGTTCGAGAATTATAGGATAGCGAAAGAGAGATTCCAGCCCGACTTCTTTTTATATGAGAATAACAAGTCGGCGGCTCAACCCATAAAAGACGCGATTTACTTCGCTCTTGGCGGGGGCAAAGACTCATCAGTCCGGCTTACGCATATAAATAGCGCGCTGGTTTCGGCACAACATCGCGAGAGGTTTTATGTCACAAATTTCGGCGACATAGAACAGCCGGAAGATAGAGGGATTTTACTTCGCGATGTGCTTGAGACTGACCGGGCTACCGACCAGGCTAATTATTATCAGCTTGAATCGGTTGTACCAATCAACACGACCGCCGACGGCAAAGCAAGGACTATTAAAGCACAGTATCATCATAGCGGGATGGCTAACTTTGTTACAAATGGTGGATATCCTGCAACCGCGGTTGCAGTGCCAGTACGCATAGGAACTATAGAGAGCAATGCAAAAAATAAGTCGCACGACAGCAAACAATATCGTGTGTATAGTCCCGACGGAAAAGCAACTACGCTTTGTGGACAAGGCGGCGGAGTCGGCGCAAAAACTGGATTGTATGCCTGTCCCATAAACGAGATTGACGGCAAGCCGATATACACGGTTAAGAATGGATTAATAACCATCAAGGACAAACAATACCCGATTAAGCTCGCCGATGGCTATTACCTTATACGAAAGCTTACACCGTTAGAATGCGAGAGACTGCAAACTCTTCCGGACGGTTATACGAGCGGAGTTAGTGATACTCAGCGATATCGCGCTATCGGCAACGGATGGACGGCAGAGGTTATTATACATATCTTAAATCATGCTCTTAAAGATGTCCCGAGAGACGAAGAGCTTGTAGTCTTGTCTATGTACGACGGCGTAGCAACCGGTCGGTATTGCTTGGATAAGATGGGATTTACGAATGTCAAGTATTATGCCTATGAAATAGATCCCTACGCGCAAAAAATAGCGATGTCAAATTACCCGGATATCGTACAGTGCGGGGATGCGTTTCAAATCAGGAATTTTTAAAGGAGGTAAACAAAATGACTTGTAAAGACTGCATACACAATGAAGTTTGCCATATGCGGGAAGTCTGCAACGACATTAAAGAGCAAATAAAAGAGTTGGGATGTATGGATTTTATTGCTCGCGCTGATGTACAAGAGATTAAACATGGCAAATGGATTGAGGATGGCTATTGCGATATTCCTTGCGTGTGTTCGTGCTGCGGAGCGGAAGCACAATATACAAGCACCTTTAAAGAAACACTTGAATATGATTGTGAAGAAAACTTGTGCTCCACAGGATATGAAGAAATAAGAAAATATATTAGAACACCGTTTTGCCCGAACTGCGGCGCAAAAATGGACGGAGGTAATAACAATGCGTGAGATACTTTTCCGTGGCAAGCGAACAGATAACGGTGAGTGGGTTGAGGGACATTATTATAAAGCGAAGTATTACAGAACTAATGGCGAGCTTTGCGATTATATTACTGTCCCGAACCTTGACGAATACATCATACCGAGTCCAAAGTACGTTGTAGACGCCTCAACTATAGGACAGTACACAGGTCTCAAAGATAAAAACGGCACGAAAATTTTCGAGGGCGATATAGTAAAGAGATTTTGGTTCGGCAAAATGTGCATTTATCAAATTGACTATGATAACGGTCTCGCAAGCTTTATCGGGCGAGCGGGTGCGAGATCTACAATATTTGACTATGGTGCAGCCGAATTTAAGGTTGTCGGCAATATCTACGATAATAAGTTGGAGGATTTTTAAAATGGACTATAGTGATTGTTTAGGTCATCAGCTTGGATTTTGTCGCTTTAGTAGAGAACGACTGATTTATTTGATTATCCATGCTAAAAAATCAGCCCCCGAAACAGGAAGCTTTACTGAGTACCTTGCCGAATATCTTCTTGAACACGGAGTCATCGTGCCTCCCTTAAAAGTAGGGGACACAATCTATCAAACTGACGGTGTAAAGATATACACAAGCACAATCTATGAAATTACATATACCGAAAACAAAGTGATTTTTGTGACTGAAAATGTCGATTTTGATGAGCGAGCAATAAATAATTCAATTTTCCTCATCCGTGAAAAGGCAGAACGAGCATTAAAGGAGCGTAAAAACAATGGCTGATGCAGATAGATGTGTTTGTTGTGGAGAGATAGTCCCCGAAGGGCGGCAGGTGTGCCTGCAATGCGAACGCAAAAGATACAGCTACACTATCCCCGATATCCCTCCGTCGCTCAACAAGTTCGCCGGGCGCGAGAATGTATGGGCTTACAGAGCGGACAAAAAGCAATGGGAAGCTTTGTGCACGGCGTACTGCCGCCCGAAGCCGTTCGCGCCGATAAAAAAGTGCGTTGTCAGAATTACATACTTTTTCCGCACAAGGCAGCGGCACGACCCGGACAACTACAACGGCAAGTTTATCCTCGACGGCTTGCGGGAAGCCGGGATAATTGAAGATGATAGCTTTTCAAATGTCGAGCTTCAGCTGTGCGGGAGCTATGACAAGGAAAACCCGAGAACAGAGATAGAGGTGATATTGTGACCGTTCCCGAATACGTCAACCGAATAAAGCACCTTGACAATGAGTTGTCATTCAAACAGCGTCAGAAATCGGAGCTGTTTGATATGTTGGTATCAATTACCGCCCCGCCGTCCGAGTCGGTGCAGAAGACAGCAGAGGACAAAATGAGCAGCTTAATATCTCAATATGTCGACTTAGGCAACGAAATCATAGAGATATACCAGAAAAAATTCGCCGCCGAAAACGAGTTTCAGGCTCTTGTGAGTCAACTCCCGCCGCAGTGGGAAGAGTTCCTGCTTTTGAGGCACCTCAGCAGGATGAGCTTTGAAGACATTGCAGAAGAGATGGGATATTCCCGAGAGTGGTGTTGGAAAACGAACAAGAAAGCTTGCGCGGCACTCGAAGAACTACTCAACGCCCAAAGTGTACAGTAAAATACTGTAAAATACAGTGAAATACAGTTGGGAGATATGATATCATATAGATGTAAAAGTGGACGGGCAACCGCTTTTACTTCTTTTCTCCGTTCATGTTGTTTACCACATCTCCACCGCTCGCCGGTGCGGAAAACCGGCTCCTTTCTTACCGCCTCGCCCTGCGGCGGGTTTAATAGCAGGGCTTTTTATGTGGAGCTTTCAGGCGATATGCGCGCATAGGCGCATCAAAGGTTCGAGTCCTTTGTTCCGCTCCAAGCCGCCAAGAGGGCGAGGAAGCGCGAGAAGTTAAGTATCGGGTTGCCGGAGCGCTCGGCGGCGGCTTGTTAAGCCGCAGAAATCCCGATGGCTGACGAAAAGACGCAGCTCGGGCGGCATATATGGTGGCATACGGTTATCTTCGGGGCTGATACACCCCGAAGGCGCGGTTCAACTCCGACTTTGCACACCTACAAGTTAGTTCCTTCCCGTTGGTTGTCGGTGGTTATTCGGTTGTCGGATAGCCGCCGACAACGCTTTAAAAATTCAGGTGATAACATGGAGATAATTACAAAGAAAGTAAAAGACCTCAAGCCGTATGAGCGCAACCCGCGCAGAAATGACGAAGCGGTGGAGTATGTCGCCGAGAGCATATCGGAGTTCGGCTTCAAAATCCCGATAGTAATTGACGGCGACGGCACAGTCATATGTGGTCACACGAGACTAAAGGCGGCAAAGAAGCTCCATTTGGCGGAGGTGCCTTGCATTGTTGCCGATGACCTCGACGACGAGCAGATAAAAGCATTTAGGCTCGCTGACAACAAAGTCGCGGAAAAGGCGGAATGGGACTTCGGTTTCCTTGACAAGGAGCTCGGCGGCATATTCAACTTTGATATGGGTAAGTTCGGGTTCAACTTCATGACACCGGAAGTCAAGAAAAAGAATAAGCTCGATACCAAGACACGGAAAGCAAATATTCTGAATCTTGAAAGGGCGCAGTTCTCCGGAGTTGGCAAATATGACATACCCGAGATACAGCCGGTATATCAGCTTCCGGAGGTCACGGACTGGATCCCATTTGACTTTATGCTCAGTGATAAGCGAAGCCCGGAAGAGAAGCAAAAAACAGGGGTACATTTTTTCGCGATGATTATAAATTCGAGAGAATCTGGAACACGCCCGAGAAGTATATAGAGAAGCTCGCGGAATATGCTTGTGTGCTCTCTCCCGACTTTTCGCCATACGGCGATATGCCTATGGCAACACAGATATTCAATCATTATCGTAAACACTGGGTAGCGGTCTATATGCAGGAATGCGGGCTTACTGTTATTCCGACAATCAGGGCAAGCACTGATGAGCGCTGCAAAGAGTGGTATCTCGAGGGCGAGCCTCGCGGCAGCGTTATAGCAATTTCAAGCATGTGGACGAAAGACGGTACAACGGGCGCAGATGCGTTCGAATGGGAGTTCCAAACCATGCTCAAGGAGCTGAACCCGTCAAAGGTGTTCGTTTATGGCAAACTGCCAAAGACAGAATTTGAAAATATAGAAAGAATACCGTCTTTCGCTGAGACGAGATTCGCGCAGGATTGATTTTTCAAATCTTGCGTGCTATAATAACAAAAAGAAAGGGAGAAAAAGAAAATGTTGATACCCGGATATAACCCTGAAGACCTTGAGAAAATCGACGAGTCAAAGCTTGAACCTGCAACAGATGCAGAAATACAAGAGGCAATACAAGAAGTACTTGACGAAATGGACGAAGAGCTCAAAGAAGCTTTCAGCGAAGAGACGCTCGAGCGCGAATACGGCGATTTCATGAGAGAGTTTGAGAAAGCCGAGACTATCGAAGAACGAACGGCTGTTATGGACAAATACCACATCTCATATTAAACGAAGAACAAAAAGATTAAAGAGACTGCATCGGCGGTCTCTTTTTTATTTGCAGGGGGCAAGAAATGGCAAAAGGAAATAGACCTGACAGTGGCTGGGGAAAAGGCGATAACACAGGAGACGAAGGCAGCCGCGTTAGAGCGTTTTATGATAAAACAGAGAAGTTTGCTAACATGTCTATGCATGAGTTTGAAAATGCAATACGTGATAAAAGCGTTGAATATGTTGGACTGTTTGACGCGAACGGAAAACTTGTGGTTGCAGGAACGAGCAACCACAAAGAAGCCGTCGCTATACCAACAGGACACCCAGATTTCAAAAAAGCCGTAATTCTTACACATAATCACCCAAATGGCGATAACAGAGTAATAGGTGGTTCTTTTTCTTCAAAGGACATCAAGAATCATATAAGGCTGGGATTTGCTGGAGAATCTCGTGCCGTAGCAAATGGACCGAATGAAAACACATATATTTTTAGAGCAAAAAGAGGCGCAAAACGAAACTCTTATAAGATGATGGCGGCTGCCGATAAAGTAGAAAAAGAATATAAATCCCGAGCGCAAAAATCGGTAGATAGCGTCAGAAGAAAGCTCGCGTTAAAGGGCAAGACCTTAAACGGCAAAGACAATCAGGTATATATCGGAACGGCGAAAAGAATGTGGAAAGACAGCGGCATGGAAAAGTTTGGTTATGAATATGTCGAGGTCAAGAAAAAGCGTTGGTAACAGCGAATTAAAAGAGAGGTGGTGGCATGGCTAAACAAACAGATTTTGCGGGCAAAAGACACACTTTAACAGTGGAAGACCAGAGGAAAGGCGGAAAGCGTTCAGGCGAGGTGCGCCGTGACCTAAGAGATACCCGCGAAATAGTGAGACGCGCCATGTCGATGTACCTCAAAAACAGTGACCCGGCAGAGGTCAACTACCTGAGCGAGATAACGGACGGGGCTAATATATCAGCCAAAGAGGCGATGATATACGCGCAGCTCAATCGGGCGATGAACGGCGATACAATGGCATTTAAAGCGTTGATGGAGCTTGCCGCCGAGAATGGCGGTCAGCAGCAGAGCGACATATCAGAGCTTTACAAGGCACTGGACGGTGACGACGAATGAAAATAACAACACTGTCGCCGAAGCAAAAAGAGATTCTGCGCTGGTGTCACGGCAAGGATAAAGACAAATACGACGCTATTATATGCGACGGTGCAGTCCGTTCAGGTAAGACCGTCTGCATGATTCTGTCGTTCATCCATTGGGCTATGCGGTATTTTGACGGTCAGACGTTCGCTATATGCGGCAAGACCGTCCAATCGGCAGAGCGTAACATAATAACGCCGCTGCTCGGAATGACCGATTTAACGGCGTATTTTGAGCTTAATTATAAGAGGTCAAGCAAGCTTCTTGTTGTGACCGGAAACGACAAGACAAACTATTTCTATGTGTTCGGCGGCAGAGACGAGAGTTCGGCGGGATTGATTCAGGGCTTGACCCTTGCGGGCGTGCTCTTAGACGAGGTCGCGCTTATGCCTCGCTCGTTTGTGGAGCAGTCGCTCGCGAGATGTTCGGTGACCGGATCAAAGTACTGGTTCAACTGCAATCCCGACAGCCCGGCACATTGGTTTTACGAAGAATGGGTGACAAAGCCCGAAGAAAAACATGTCTACCACATACACTTTTTATTAACCGACAATCCGTCACTTACCGACGAGGTCAGAGAGCGATATTTCAGGCTTTACCCGTCGGGAGTGTTTTATCAGCGGTTTATTTTAGGTCTGTGGGTAGCGGCAGATGGGCTTGTTTACGATGTCGATGTCAACAGTTTAATTGATGATACCGTCCCGGAACAGGGGCGTTATTTCATATCTATCGACTATGGCACATTGAATCCGTTTTCGGCGGGTCTGTGGTGCTTAAACGGCAAAACGGCGACGCGCATTAAAGAGTTTTATTATGACGGTCGCAAGCGGCAGAGACAAATGACCGACGAGGAATATTATAAAGCGGTCGAAGAACTCGCCGAGGGCTATGACATTGAGCGAATAATTGTTGACCCGTCCGCCGCGAGCTTTATCACCTGCATAAGAAAGCACGGTAAGTTCTCGGTGCGCAAGGCAAAAAACGACGTAATTGACGGAATCCGAGTCACTTCTGAGATGGTCAAAGGCGGCGTCATAAAGATAAACTCGAGCTGCCAGGGCATCTTGAAAGAGTTCGGCATGTATCGCTGGGATGATAAATCGACCGTTGACAAGGTTGTAAAGGAATATGACCACGCGATGGACGATATGCGTTACTTTTGCTATACGGTATTAAGGCGGGAGCTCCGCTGGATGGGGTACAATAAAGATGACAAAGATTAAAATGTGGATAATAGAAAAATACTTGCCGTCGTATGCGAAGGAAAGCATGACCGAAGAACTGCGAAGCTTAAACCTTGAGGTAGATGATTTGAGACGCGAGAACGAGCGTTTGAGGGCGTATATCGCGGGGCTTGAGCGCGGCGTTAGGTCACTCAAAAAGATAGTAATAAACACGGAGGGCAACAAATGAGCGTTATATCTGCGCTGCTTAATTGCGAGAAAATATATAATTTCAGCGATGCATTCGGGGTCAAAGATATCACGACGCGAGAAATGAAAACCGCTATCAAGCTATGGCTCGAGATGTATTTTGACCATGAGAGCGACGGTCTCGACGACTGTCAGCGACTGCCCGTTCTCGTCGTCAATAAGCTTATAAAGACCACTTTTTCAGAGTATGAGACAAGCACTAAAAACGCATTTGCAGAGCGAGTCCTCGGCGAGCTGGAAGAGATACGGCGCGAAGCGTTTCAGCAGACACTTATCTCCGGCGAATGCCTTATAAAGCCTGTACCAACTGCGGACGGGTTTTATTTTGTCCCGATTAGGCGCGATTGTTTTATACCGCTTGCGAGAAACGAACTGAACGAGCTTACAAGTGTTGGAACTGCGGAAACGACAATCGAAGACGGCAAATATTATACTTTGCTCGAGCGTAGGACGGCAGGGCAAGCTTTAACGATAGAAACAAAGCTCTTTCGGTCAAGCGACTCAAACACGCTCGGCGTGGAAATCCCACTCGACACGCTCGAAAAATATGCGAATTTAGAGCCTGTGGCGGTGTTGCCCGTTGACGGAATCGGTCTTGTATCACTCAAAACGCCGCTTTACAACACGGTTGACGGTTCGGCGGACGGCGTAGCGATATATGCACCCGCGGCACAGCTCATAGCGCGAATCAACCGTAACGAATGGCAGCTTTCCCGCGAGTTTGAACTCGGTAGGGCGCGTATAATGGTGCCCGAAGACCTCACCCGGCAGAAGCCCGGCGAGAACGGAAATACGAAGACGCGCAGTCTCGAGGATGATATCTTTACCGCTTTTGACGAAGACCCGCAGGACTTCGGCGTTACGATATTCTCGCCCGCGTTCCGCGAGCAGAGCTATCTTACAAGAAAGACCGAATATCTGCGGAATATCGAAAGTCTTATCGGCTTTAAGCGCGGTATTTTGTCAGATGTGCAGGAAGCCGAGCGAACAGCTACGGAAATAACATCTTCTGACGGTGATTATAATCTGACTATAATCGATATGCAGAGGATTTGGACAAAGACAGTTAAAAAGCTGCTGGAACTTTGCTCGGAGCTTGGCGCGCTTTATCATATCGGCGGTTATGCACCTATCGACCCGGACGAGGTTACACTCGACTACGGCGACGGTGTTCTTTATAACCGCGACAAGACGTGGAATGAGTACTGCGCTATGGTGCAGATGGGACTTATTAAGCCGGAGATAGCTGTTGCGTGGTATTTTGAGCTGCCGTGGGACACTCCCGAAGCTATCCAAAACATACGAGACAACTATATGCCCGAGATAGAGAGCATGACGGCAGGAGTTGAGTAACTATGCTACCGCCAGATAGCATTGAAGCATTGAGAATACTCGCGATGCAAATAACAGACCCGATGACCGACTTCTTGCTACGGGATATCGCCCGCAGAGTAGCCGAAGCGGGGCAGATAACCTCCACGGCAGGATATCAAATATGGAAGATACAAGAGCTCGGAAAAAGTCAAAAAGAAGTTAAGAAAAAGCTTGCCGAACTGTTGAATGTATCTCTCGACGAGATAGATGAGATATTTGAACAAGCGGCAGAAGAAGGATATAAATTTGACTTGTCAAAGCTGCCGACCGTTGAAGGTGTTCCGTTCGAGGAAAACGAGAGCTTACAGCAGATAGTCAAAGCGGCGGTCACGCTTGCACAGGACAACTTCACCAACATAACGCAGACCATAGGCATGATAAGCCCATACGGGCAGAGATTGCCGCTTTATGACGCTTATAACGCCTGTTGCGACTTTGCCTTTAAACAGGTGTTCACGGGCGCGGCAGACTATAACGCGGCGGTTCAAACGGCGTGCAGAAACCTCTATCAGCGGGGGCTTGTCACTGTTGACTATGAGAGCGGTGCGAAAGCGTCGATAGAAACGGCGGTCAGGCGTAATATTATGGGTGGTCTCGGTCTGATGCAGGAAAAAATCAGCGAACAAAATCACGAGAAGTACGGCGCGGACGGCTGGGAAATATCAGCTCACGCCGCAAGTGCTCCCGACCACGAACCTATACAAGGTAAGCAATACCGCGATGAGGACTATCAGAAGCTCAACGATAGTCTCGTTCGCCGAATCGGCACTTTGAACTGCGGTCATGCGGCTTTTCCTATCTTTTATGGCGTTACCGAACCTACATACACTGCCGAGCAGCTGGAAACCTTTAAAAGGGCGAACGCCGACGGCATAACATATCAAGGCAAGCACTACACCACCTATGAAGCGACACAGGCGCAGCGGCGGCTTGAAACTGCTATCCGCAAATGCAAGCGAAAGATAACGGTTCTCGAGGGCGCGGGCGACGACGACGCGCTCAAGGCGGCGAGGACACGATATACCCGCCTTAATCAGGAATATGCGCGATTTTCCAAAGCGGCAGGACTGCGGACACAAACTGCGCGTCTGAAAGCGGCGGGATTCAGTTATAAACAAGGCAGAGAAGCCGTAAAAGGAAGTGATTAAATGAACATCTCAGGCAAGGAATACGAAGAGGTTATTATAACCGCAGAGGACGGCGAAGTCCTTGCGGTCGTCTCAGATAGCGAGATAATAGAAAAGAAAGATGTAAAGGTCATTTTGACCCCAGAGCACGATTGACACAATTCAATAATCTCAGCGTTTCGCATTCGTGCGAGGCGCTGTTTTTATATCCATTTTTACCCCGCCACTGGTTTATGTGGCTAAATTCTGACCGCAGACAGAGCGGTATATAAGCAATGTTCAGGAGGATTTTACTATGGAAAACATTCACGCTATTCTCGAAAAATACGGTGTTACCGTTTCCGAGGATAAGAAAGCAGACTTCGACAAGGCAGTCGCGGAGAACTATAAGACCATTGCCGAGTTCGGCAAGGTTACGGCGGCACGCGACAACTTCAAGAGTCAGCTCGACACCGCTACAAACTCACTCAAAGAGTTCGAGGGCGTAGATGTTGAGGACTTAAAAGGCAAGATAACAAGCCTCACAAATGACCTCAACACGCAGAAAACAAAATATGAGCAGCAGCTCGCCGACCTCGACTTCGAGAACGCGCTCGACCTTGCTATAACTGGCAAAAAAGGTAAGAGCGTGAAAGCAGTCAAGGCGCTGCTCGATGTTGACGCACTCAAGGCAAGCAAAAATCAGCGCGACGATATAGATGCCGCGCTCGAAGCCCTCAAGAAAGATGACGGATATCTTTTTGACGAGGACAACAACACACCTCCGCCCTATGCTGGCGGAACGGGAAGAAGGCAGAATCCGAACGGCGATATGACTCTCCGCTCTGCGCTTTCCGAGAAATTTTCAAAGAAAGGTTGATTTAAACAATGGCAATTACTCTTGCAGAAGCAAAGGTCGGCATGGCTGACCATGTAGACCAGATGGTTATCGACGAGTTCAGACGTTCGTCTCTGCTCCTCGATATGCTCACATTCGACAACGTGATTTCACCCGGCACTGGTGGTTCGACTATGACTTACGGCTATATTCAGCTTCAGACTCCCTCCACCGCCACCACTCGTCAGATTAACGGCGAGTATGAAGCTAACGAGGCAAAGAAAATCGAAAAGACCGCTAAGGCTATCATAATGGGCGGCAAGTTCAACGTTGACCGCGTCATTGAGAATACCTCCGGCGCGGTTGATGAGATAGCATTTCAGCTCCGCGAAAAGGTCAAGGCAACGACCAACTATTTCCACAACCTCGTTATTAACGGCTCTTCGGCAAGCACCGGAACAGGCTATGTGACCAACACTTTCGACGGTCTGAGAAAGTCCCTCGCTGGCAAGTCCACCGAGATAACTTCCACTATTGACCTCTCCGATTCGTCCAAACTCGATGCCAACTATGCCGCATTCCTCGACGAACTTGATGAGCTTGTTCATAAGGTTGACGGCAAGCCGTCGCTCCTGCTCATGAATGGCGATATGCTCCTCAAGGTCAGAGCTTGCGCCCGCAGAGCTGGTTATTACTCCCGCGAGCGTGACGAGTTCGGTCGTTGGGTTGAGTATTACGGCGACATTCCTATGCTCGACGCAGGCGAGTATTACAACGGCAGTGCGTCCGTTGACTGCATAGGCACTTCCACTCCGTCCTCGACTGCGGCTGGAACTTCGAGCATTTACGCCGTAAACCTCGGACTTGACGCATTCCACGGCATCGCGCCTACGGGAACGGGCGTTATAAACACCTATCTTCCCGATATGACCGCTCCGGGAGCAGTCAAGAGCGGCGAAGTTGAGCTTGTTGCGGGCGTGGTTCTCAAGAATACCCTCAAGGCGGCAGCTCTTAACGGAATTACCATTAAGCCCAAGACCGCATAAGGAGTGACCAACGATGACACAGTATGCAGACTACGGCTACTATCTCAATGACTATCTCCACGGCGGGGACGCTATGAGCAAGGACGACTTCGACTTTTTCGCCGTCAGAGCCTCCAAGGTTATTGAGCGACACACATTCAGCCGGATTGAAGAAGTGACGGAAGCGATTAAGTCTTGTTGCTGCGAGCTCGCCGAATGTTTACAGTCGGAACATAGCGCAGACAACCAGAGCGGCAAGACCTCCGAGAGCGTTGGCAGCTACTCCGTATCTTATGCATCGGCAACCGACAGACACCGCGAGAGTCAGCAGGAATATAGCCGTATTCTGCATCTGTGGCTCGGTGACACGGGTTTACTTTACAGGGGGTAAAGATGTATACCAACACAAAAGCAACCGTGTACCGCCTTATAGGGGGCAAATACGAGCGGATATTCCTGCCGCACGTTTTTTGGGATATGAAGTCAACCGCCTCGACGGGCAAAAACGGCAAGACCGAGAGCGACACGGTGACGGTTTTTCTGCCGTTGCTCTTGCGACTCACTCCGCAGAAAGACCTTATAATCAAAGACTCTGTACCTCTGACGATTGATAACTCGACCGAAGAGACTCAGAGCGCGAGCGTAAAAAAGCTTTTTGCCGGGTATGATGTCCACACGGTCATGGCTTGCCGAATGTGCGATTATGGCTCGGCGGAAATGCGCCACACCGAGCTTGATGTGAGGTGATAGCGTGTCCGACAAAATAAAGCAACCCGACAATATGGAATATACCGGGACGATAAATGTCAAGATTCACTGGAATCCGCAATTTGCAAAAGAGATGAACCAAAGGGCGTATAGAATCCAGTGCGTTATCGATTCTGATGTCATTAAGTTTATGAAGCCGTATATCCCGTATCAGTCCGGCTTTTTAATGTCAGAGGCACTGACTATTCCGACCGTCATAGGCTCGGGCGAGGTCAAACAGCTCGGACCCTATGCGCATTATCTGTATATGGGCGAGATATATGGTCCCAATATCCCCATAAAAGAGGGCGGCGAGATAGTCGGCTGGCGGTCTCCACCGAGTAAAGCCCCGACGGGCAGACCGCTGACATACGACACTACAAAAAATTCGTCCGCAGGTTCGCACTGGTTTGAGCGTATGAAAGCCGACCGTGCGGACAAAATTCTTGCCGACGCGCAGGAGGCGGCAAATAGATGAACATAATCGAGACCGTAAAAAAAACACTCTCTCAGTGTCCTAAAATAGACGACTTTTGCAACGGCTTGCATGTCGATTTCTCCGAGAATAAAAGCGGAGATTTCGGGCTCTATTCTTCGGGCGATGCGCTTGTCGGAAAAGATATTTTAGGCAATGAGAAACGCAAACACAGCTTTGTACTGTACGCCAACGGCAGACCGTTCAACGAGTTTGATCGATTGGCGCACAGTGCTTTTTTATTGGAGCTGAACTATTGGCTCGAAAAGCAGAAACATATCGCGGTGACATCTATCGTTGACGGCAAAGAGCTGTCCGGCGAGATAACGAAGATGAGCTGTGCGAATGCAATGCTTTTTGCAGTCCCGACAGGGAACGTGAACGACGGCGTCACATATCAGCTTCAAATCTACGCCGAATATACCATAGAAAGTGAGGAGTTTTAATGCCTGGAACTACTGCCAATACGGCAAACGCAAAGATAGAGCGCAAATATCTTGCACACTACATCGATTCGTCGTTTAATGGCACAACTGCAAACTATGTCCGTTTGGGCAAAGACCTTGAAGAGTATGCGATTGAGATGAATCCGGACTCGGAGACTAAAAAGAACATACTCGGCGAGAACTCGACCAATGTCAAAGGTTACGAGCCGCAGGGCTCTGTTGACCCTTATTATGCTTATAGTGGCGACCCGCTCTATGAGCACCTTGCGTCCATAATCAACGACCGCGCGACTGGCTCGGCTCTTGAAACAACCGTCGTTGACGCGCTGTTCAAGACCGACGGCTCATGTGAGTGGGCGTATCGCGAGAACGCTATTATCATTCCGCAGTCGATAGGCGGCGAAGACGGCGTTCAGATTCCCTTTGAAATCCACTACAACGGCGGACGCACAAAGGGAACTTTTGACGCGGCAACAAAAACGTTTACCGCAGATTCGTCCAAGTAATCAAAAAAAGGGGGGCTGCTTCGGCAGCCTCTCTCCCTTTTTAGGAGGTAAAACATGGCACAACAGCGACAGAGTATAAACTTTGACGACGGCTTTAAAAGCTACGAAATTAATGGCGACCCGCAGAGAATTGTCCGTATAGATACCGCCGACTACGGACTTATAGAGCGTCTGCGAAACGCTAAAAACAATATAAACAAAGAAATGAAAAAATACGAGAACGTAAAGATAAAGAGCGACGGTTCCGCAGACCTTGACGATGAGACGGCAGCTGATAGTCTCCGCGACCTCGGCAAGTTCATATGCGGTCAGTTCGACTATATCTTCAACTCCGAAGTGTCCGGCGTTCTGTTCGGCACAGCTTCACCGCTTTCAACTCGCGGCGGCGTTCCACTTTTCGAGCGCGTTTTCAATGCAGTTCTTCCGATTATAGAAACTGACATAAAATCCGAGCAGAAGAAAGCCGAAGCCCGTATCAAAAAGTACGAAGCCGAAGCCGCGAGGTTTAAAAATAGCTTATGATAGGCTATCTTCCGACCACGCTCGAAGTGGCAGGCAAAGAATATTCTATCTGCTCCGATTATCGCGTTGCGCTTGTCATTTTCGAGGCGTTTGACGACCCGGAACTCAATGAGTATGACAAAATGGCGGTTATGCTGGACTGTTTATATAAAGAGCCGGACTCGATACCGAGAGAAGCCTGCAACGAGGCGATTGAAAAAGCGTCGTGGTTTCTTGATGGCGGTGAGGACTATAAAGAAGCAGGTCAACAGCGACAGAAAAAGGTCATGTCATGGTCTCAGGACGAAAAGATGATTTTTTCCGCAGTAAACAAGACCGCCGGGCAGGAAGTCCGCGCCGTGCCCTATATGCATTGGTGGACGTTCCTCGGCTATTTTGCAGAGATTGGCGAGTGCCTTTTCTCGACAGTCCGTTCTATCCGTGAAAAGAAGAACAGACACAAGAAGCTCGACAAGTGGGAGCAGGAATTTTACAAAGAACACAAAAAGATGATAGACATTGAGCGCAAATACTCGGCACAGGAACAGGCAGAACGTGACGCGCTCAATAAACTTTTAGGATAGGGGGGGTGATTGAATGGTTGACGGCTCTCTCAAATTTGACACAAAATTTGACACGGACGGCGTGAATAAAGCAACGGACATGGTGAATAAATCGGTATCGCGCATGTACCAGCGAGTAAAGCAAGCTTTCAGCGGCAAGGAAGTTGACCAATCTACGGCGCGAATGAAACAGCTCCAAAACAGCGTTGACGAAGCTAACGCCAAAGTCGAAAAGCAAATCTCGGACATCGAGAGACTACGCGCCGAATATGCCGAGTTGAAAGCCGACGACGGCTATATCGAGCCCGAAACGGCTATACCTCTGATAGAACAGGCGGAAACGCTCAAAGCGAAAATAGCCGAAGCCAAGCAGCAAGTCGCCGAATATGACAAGCAGTGGGAACAGGGAGTTGCGGGTGCGGACAGCAAGTCAAGCCAGTGGATAGACAAGCTCCATTCCTTACAGGAAGAATATGACAAAATTCTCGAAAAAATCGAGAAAATCGAGAGCAAAGCCGAAGCAAAACATCAGACCGACCGCGACGCACAGCTCAAAGCTTACGAAGAAAAGATAGCCGACTCAGAGGGCAAGCTTGAAGGGCTCAAAAACAAGGCAGAAATAGCCAAAACAAAGCTTAATGAAGCCCTTGACGCAAAAGTACCCAGCAACTTTAAAAGGGGCTTGACGGGCGCGACAGAGGGCTTGAGCAGGTTCTTAAAAAGAGTTATGGGGCTTGCAAAGCGTGTCTTTGTATTTACGGTTATTTTAAGAGCTTTGAGAAAATTGCAAGAGCTTTTAAAGACGATGACCTCGACCGACAAGCAGGTTCAGACCTCTCTCGCCAACATCAAAGGAAATCTGTTGACCGCATTTCAGCCGATTTACGAAGTCGCACTCCCCGCGTTGAAAGAGCTGTTATTTGTGCTTGAACAGGTCACGGCTTTTGTCGCGTCGTTTACCGCCGCGCTTTTCGGCAAATCTGTATCACAGATGCAGAAAAACGCAAAGGCACTTAATAAGCAAGCAACGGCGACAAGCAAGGTCGGCAAGGCGGCGGAAAAAGCTTCTCGAAGCCTTGCGAGTTTCGACGAGCTGAATCAGCTCAGTGATAACAGCTCAAGCAGTTCAGGCGGCACAGATGCGTCGTCTGTGCCCGCATTCAACACCAATCTCGACGACCTCGACGGAAACATGGCGAAAATAGCGGCTTATGGGTCGATGTTGCTCGGCGTTGCACTACTTATGGTAGGCATAGCGACGGTTAATATCCCCGCGATTATTCTCGGTATAGCACTCATTGCGGCGGGAATAAAAGTCGGACAGAACACGGGTGCATTTTCGAGTATGCCAACATGGGTTAATCAGATAATCACGTGGGGGCTGATGATACTCGGTGCGGCGTTGCTTATAGTCGGACTTGTCAAATTTAGCCCGAAGCTTATTCTCGCGGGTATCGCTCTATATATGACGGGCGTCAAATACGGCGAGGCAAGCGGGGCTTTTGAGGCTATGCCCGGCTGGTTAAAGCAGATAATCACATGGGGCGGAATGGCACTCGGCACAGCTCTCTTGGTTGTCGGTATAGTCATGGGGAACATTTATCTTACACTTGCGGGAATTATGCTCCTTGTCACTGGAATGACAGTTGGAGACAAGAGCGGAGCCTTTGAAGCTATGCCTCCGTGGCTCGCGCAGATAGTGACATGGGGCTCAATCGCGCTGGGAACAGCTCTCCTTATAGCGGGTATTGCGACGACAAATATTCCGCTTATAGCGGCAGGTGCGGCGCTTTTCTCCGTCGGTATTGCAACCGGAATAAATTCGGGCGCGTTCTCGGCGGCTTGGAATGCTATCAAATCTTTCGGCAGTCAAATCGCGCACGGTGCAGCCGACCTTTGGAATAAAATAACCTCTGGCGCGTCGAGAATGTGGGATTCAATCAAAAGCTCAGGTCGTGACAAACTCAACGGCATAATTTCGCTCGTTGAACGGTGTATTAATACCGTTGTCAATAAAGCAAATAGAATCTCGTGGAATATTCCCGATTGGGTGCCCGGAATAGGCGGCAAGAAGTTCGGTTTCAATCTGCCTACCGTCAGCATACCTCGCCTTGCAACAGGTACAGTTGTCCCGAGAAACTACGGCGAATACACCGCCATACTCGGCGATAACAAGCGCGAGCCCGAAGTTGTTTCGCCTCTGTCGACGATGAAACAGGCGGTTCGCGAGGTCATGAACGAACTCAGCGGAGATAACTCACGCCCGATATCAATTTCAATTTATACCACGCTCGACGGAAAGGTCGTCGGGCAATCGGTAATTGAATACCATAACGGCGTTGTCAGAAGAACTGGCAAAACGCCGCTCGCGGGGGTGAGCGTATGAGTATAGCCGTAATGAAAATCAAAAAAACGGGTACATCGACATGGAAAACACTTCCCACGCCGATGGGCTTGAAACCCGGAATAAATATCATCGATAGCAGCAAAAGCGGGCGTGACAACAACACGGGAACAATGTTCCGCGATATCGTGACGGGAAAGAACAAATACACCGCCACGATGCCGAGCGGATTGAATAACACGCAGTATGCAGAAATCGCGGACATTATCCTTGCCGACAGTTTCGACTGTTGGTTGCCGAACCCGAAAACGGGCACATTCGGCACAAAGACATTCTACTGCTCGACGCTTGAAGCAGATATAGAGAAGATATACAGCGAGACTCTTTGGACTTATAAAGAGGTCAGCTTCAGTTTGACCGAGATGTAAGGGGGCACGGGCAGTGTATAAGATAATCAACGCGACAAAACGCGCAGCGGTAAGAACTGCTTATGCCAAGCGGACTCGTCACATAATCAACCGGATAACATTCGGACATTATGCGACGGCTCTCGGGATTCGCTCTTTTGTCTCAGATAAGGTCGTCGTAACGGACGGCTTACTGAGCTTGAGCGTGACACAGGTTCTCAACGGAGACGAGGACACAACGGTCGGAAGTGTGGGCTCAAGCTCCTATTCCGCAACTTTTAATAATCCGTCGCCCACCTATAACTACCGCGACAAGATAGCATTTATCGAAAGCGGTGTGCTTCTGGCGGACGGAACATATTATTATACGCCTTGCGGATATTTTGCGACGGAGAAGCCGGAGACAGACGACGACGGAAAGACCTTGACCGTCACCGGCTATGATGAGATAGACAAAATGGGCGGCAAGTGGACACCGTCTATCACCGTGACGGACACCACAACACTGAAAGATGTCGTCGAGAATATCGCGAGTATGCACGGCTTGAGTGTGACATATGTCGATACGGCGGCACAGACTGCCTTGAAAAATCATGTTATCGGCGTTGCAACAGCCGCAGAACTGACAGAGCAGAGCGAGCGAGATGTGCTCGGCTACTGCGTCGGATGCGCGGGAATGTCTGCGCGAGTAAACACGGTCGGAAAGCTTTATATCTCGTGGTTTTTTAGTCCGGGCAGTACCTATGACTACACCGTGACGGCAGATGTCCAGTGGGAAAACGGTTTTAAAAAGTCCGCAGAGAGCGCGGTCAAAATAGAAGCGGTTACAGCGGGCGAGGACGAAGATGTCTATACGAAAGGTTCAGGAGTTCCACTGTCATTTGCAAATCCGCTTGTTACCCATGCCGAGATAGACGCGATATATGCACGGTATAACGGGCGTACATGGTATCCGTCAACCTGCACGTGGCGCGGTGACCCGTGTGTAGAGGTCGGAGATATTATCACCGTCAAAGACAAAAACAACAAGTCATATACCGTCTATGTAGCACAGCAGGAGTTAGACCTCTCCGGCGGCTTGCAGTCCACAATCACATCTCCCAATCTCGACACAACGGAGATGTCTTTCGACTCTGTCAGCGCGTCCGTAAAGCTTGAACTCAGTAAGGTAAAAAACTCGATGGAAGCGGCAATAAAAGCCGCCACAGACGCTATAAACGGGGCAAACGGCGGATATTACCGCATTCTCGACCTCGACAAGGACGGAAACCCGGACGGCTGGGAATGTTTCGCGACAGACGGCTTGCGGGGCGTTAAATGCACCTACGGCGGTATAGGCTGCACCACAGACGGCGGCAAGACCTACACCAATGCCATGACCGGAGCGGGCATAAACGCAACGGCTATAACGACGGGCATCATCACAGGCGGCACAAACGGGTTTTCTTTTAACCTCGAAACCGGACACATCGAAGCTTCCGATATCAACATCACTGGCGGCGACATAAACCTTGACGGCGGTCAGTTGTCAATCTTAAACAACGACGGTTACAAAGCAGACTTTTCCGGCGGAGTAGTGGAGCTCTATCAAGGCGCAGGCACAGGAACCGGAACAGGAAAAAAATATCTGACCTTTGGCAGCTCAATGCTGTATAAAACCGCACTCGGCGGCGACTGGTATGCGACTATAGCCGCACCTGAGTTTACGCTCGGCGAGCAGTCGTCAAAAGGCTTTAGATTTGGCACGTCAACCGCGAACGCATCTGCGGCGATGCCTGCCGTCGGCGGTTTGGCGTACAACTGGACAACTGATTTCGCGATTATCGAAAAAGACAGAACGAGAATCAGACAATGTGTCGAGACGAACGAGGCAAAATATGACCAGTTTGAAAGCCTAATACACCACAGAACCGTCGGCGGAACAAATTTTAAACTTGGCGTTGGTATTGCAAAAATGAACGCCGAAAAGACACCGGGAGCGGGTTTTGAAATAAGGGGCGAGACCTCCGGCAAGCTCTGGGCTGGGCTTTATGCGTGGACAGAGGCTGATAATATTATGCGTCTAACATTTCAGACAAGCAATCAGGATGGCACGACATACAGTAGGACACTTACGGCAAATGGCGACTTTTTGTATTTTAATGGCAGACGGTTGAAATTTGCAGACGAATAGGCGGTGAAAAAATGACAAAAACCGAAATCGAAAAGAAAATCGCAGAGGTCAAAGCGCAGGGCGACGCCTTGCAGAAGCACAATGCACAGCTGATGCAGCAAATCGAGGTCAACAAGGTCGAAATCGCGAAGATTATCGGCAAGCTTGACCTTTTATCCGAAATGCTTGCAGACTGCGAAAAACCGCCCGTGGAGGGCGAGAACGGGGAGGCGGAAAAAGATGCAGACAAGAACGATAACGGTTGACTATGCCCGCCCGCGTGGCTACGACGTAGGCTACCGCGCCGAAAATAATTTTACCGTGCTTGCCTTGCCTGTGCCCGAAGAGCTCGAGGGCGCGGACAGCTACAGAGTCTATTTTGAATCCACAGTCGGCGAGTATCTGCAAACCGAGCTACTGACTCCTGCGGACGGCTATGTTACCGTCAAAATAACGAGCGATGTTGTGCCAGAGCCGGGCAACATGGCGGCGCAGCTTGTCGCTTTTGCGGACGGCGAGAGAGTCGGCTATGCGCCTATGATAACAGGCTCTGCAAAGGTGTCAATCCCGGACGGCACAGAGCGGTTGAGTCATAGCCTTGCCGCCGAAATCGCTCTTAACACCGCCGCACGGCATTCGCACGCCAACAAATCCGTGCTTGATAAGTTCGCCGAAACCGACGGCAAGCCGACCTATGGCGGCGAGGCTTTAGGCGGCGGAGCAGGCGACTTTATTATCAGAATGACGGTCGAAGCCAACGGCGATAATTATACGGTCACATCTTGCGATAAAACAATGGAGCAAATTGACGCGGCAGTTGTAGGTGGTCAAAACATCAAAGCGATTGCATTCGATAAATACATTATGCCACTGATTCAGATGGAATACGGTGAGTCGTATACTTTCGGAGCGTTTTTAAGCTCGTTCTTGGTGGCGGCAACTGTCGCGAAGAACCCTGAATCCGGCGCTGATGATTGGCAGTTTTATTTGGTGTTTATCACAGCAGATGTTGTTGGCTACTCCAATGACGCACTGCCGAACATATCGACAGTCAACGGCGCACTTGACGAGCTCGTTACAAAATCCCACAGCCCCACCTATTATATCGACCTTGCGGGCACTTACCCGAACTACACATGTCCGGTAACTATGGACGATATAAAGGCGGCTTATAACTCTGGCTATAATCTTGTCTGTCGTTGCAAAATGGGTGCATATACGGCAACACTCCCGCTGTTTATCCCTGTTCCCGCCGCTAACACTTGGATTTTTTCAGGTTCGGGAGCACTGGAAAGCATGAACTTTTCCGCGCAGTCGTTTACCGTGGCAATAACAGCCAACGGTGTTGCGGCTCAAAATAAACAGCTTATGCCATTTCCTATTCCTAACAAGCTTAAAATAACTGCCGGAGACATCCATTATCAATATGACGGCAGTTATTCAGTTGATTTTGCAGTTCAGCCCGCAACAGAATTAGTGTCAAATACAGACGGAGGAATCATCACCCTTGGCGATAACACAGAGTACCGCCTCTCGGATGTCACGACATTGACACTGTCATACCTGGAACGCAACTTCGAGTGCTGGATGCGCTTAACCTTTGCCGAGAGCGGGACAATCACCGTCACTCTGCCGACAGGCACAAAGTATATTGGCACTGCGCCCAATTTCAAAAACGGCGAGACATGGGAAATGTCAATCAAAGACGGCGTTGTTATCGCTCAAAAGGTCGGTGACGGCACATGAAGCGCAGGCTGATGGCTCTTGAAAAATCGGGCGGCGGACTGCCAAGCAGCTATACCGCAGTCGATTATATCCAGTCCTCGGGCACTCAGTACATCGACACCGGGCGCAAGCTGACGCAGGATTCTGATATCACCATAGATTTCAGGATAGTCGGTGAAATAAACAGGGACGCGGGCATATTCGGGTCGCGCCAGAGTGCGTTGAAAAATAATCTTACGCTGTTTCAAAACAAGAACCCGATTGTTTTCTCCGGCGACTTTTCCGAATATCAAAAGCACCGTTTTGCGTCGGCTGCATCATTGGAACGAACAAAAATCCAAATAAACAAAGCCGGCGTGTGGGTCAATGATATTTTAAAAAAATCTTGGAGCGATGTCGCCGACTTCGAGACGCCGACAAACGGACTGATATTTGACGTCGGCAACAACAACTGGTCGGGCAATAAGGCTGTTATGCGGTTATATAGCTACACCGACGGCGATGCACAGCGGCTTGTCCCGTGTCTCGATGCAAACGGTGTGCCGTGCCTTTATGATCTTATAGGCAAAACGGCGCTCTATAATCAGGGCGCGGGCTCTTTCACATGGGGGTGAAAATATGATATACGGAAAACTGGTCGGCGGTGCTCTGCACGGTGCGCCGAGGCCGATAAGAACAGAAAATGGCGATGTTTTTACCAACGACCCCGCATTGCTTTTGCAGTACGGATACAAGCCGATAATCACGGCGGATTATCCGTCCGACGGCGGGTATTACACCGAGTCGTGGACGGAGACGGAATCCGAGATAAAGCAAATCTGGACGGCCGCCGAGCCGCCCGAAGATATATCGGCGGACGAGGCGCTGGATATCATCACAGGGGGTGCGGATATATGACGAGGACGCAGGCAAAACGCTTCCGCGAGATGATAACAAGAGCCGCCGCGAAGCTGACAAACGCCGAAGCTCTGACAAGTATCAGCCTATTTGAACCGTGGAGCGGCGAAAAAGATTATTCTATCGGCGACAGGGTGCGCGACGGCGGGAATTTATATCGCTGTTACAACGCTATATCCGCCAATCTCACATGGCGTCCGGGCACGACTCCCGCACACTGGGAGCGCGTAACGGCAGACGAGGACGGCACTATAGAGAATCCGATAACTGCCGCTGCCGGTATGCGGTATTTCAAGGACAAGTACTATCTCGACGGCGGCAAAACATACAAGTGCATACGCGACGACAGCAACGGTCAAGGTACTATACTGCACTATGTACCGTCGCAGCTTGTGGGCATTTACTTCGAGGAGGTGACTACATGAGCGGTGTAAACATCTTCTTGACGATTCTTAGTGCGTGCGGGACTATATGCGCAATAATCTTTGGCTATATCGCCTATAAGCGGAACGGTAGGAGCGATAACAAAGATGAGGGCAAAAAAGATGGTGTCGTTTTAACGGAGCTTGGCTACATCAAAAGCGGAGTCGACGACATCAAAAGAAAGCAGGAAAAGCAAGATGACCAGATAGGAAAGGTGGTCGAACGGCTGAGTTCTGTCGAATCGTCCGCCAAACAGGCGCACCACAGGATCGATACGATCGAACAACAGCTTTATAAAAAATAAGGAGGTTATTTATCATGACGAACAAAGAACTCGCAGCGAAGGTGAAAGATATCGCGCTGCACTACAAGACGCTTTATGTGAACGGCTGCTTCGGCGCACCGCTTACGGCATCCAACAAACAGCGTTATTGCAACAATAACGACTACAACAGAGACCCGCGCAGACAGAAGATGATAAAAGCGGCATCAGCTGACACCTTCGGTTTTGATTGCGTCTGCCTTATAAAGGGCGTGCTTTGGGGTTGGAAAGGCGATAAGTCCAAACCCTACGGTGGCGCGAAGTACGCTTCGAAAGGTGTGCCGGATATCAATGCGGATGCGATGATCCAGAAGTGTACAGGCATCAGCACAAACTTCAGCAAAATCGAAATCGGAGAAGCCCTGTGGTCTCCGGGGCATATCGGCGTGTACATAGGCGAAGGGCTTGCAGCCGAGTGTACGCCGCGCTGGAAGAACTGCGTGCAGATAACCGCCTGCAATTGCGACAAACCCGGTTACAATCGCCGCAACTGGTCGAAGCATGGTAAGCTGCCGTATGTCAAATATGTCGCTGACGCGGCACAGACGAAGCCTCAGGGCACAAAGAAATCCGTCGATGAGGTCGCTCACGAAGTAATCAACGGTCAGTGGGGCAACGGTGCCGACCGTATGACACGCCTGCGCAATGCCGGGTATGACCCGAACGAAGTGCAGAAGCGCGTAAACGAAATTGTTTACGGTCAGAAAAAGCCGGCGAAAAAATCCGTTGACACTGTTGCACGCGAGGTCATCGAGGGCAAATGGGGCAATGGCGCGATTCGAAAAATCAGACTCAAAGCGGCGGGCTATGATCCTGCCGAAGTTCAGAAGAAAGTAAATCAGCTGCTCAAATAAGGAGGACAAGCACATGGAATACATAAAAGCATTTTGGGACAGCTGCGGAATGGGCATCCTTTGCACCATTCTGACAGCTATAGCATCATACCTCGGCGTATGCGCGAAGAAGCTCTTTCAGAAGTATTTTGACGACAAGACGAAGAAAGCGGTTGCCAAGACCTGCGTCGAGGCTATCGAGCAGCTCTACAAGGATCTGCACGGTCAGGAGAAATATGATAAGGCTGCTGAAGCAATCGTTGAGATGCTGAATGAAAAGGGCATAACGATTACCGACCTTGAGCTAAAAATGCTGATAGAAGCCACGGTGAGCAAATTCAATGAAGCGTTCCGTAAAGACTACGGATTTGATGATGTCACAGAGGAGGTAACAAAATGATAACTGCTATTGTTTTTAACCTCATGAACATGCTCGGGCTTTATGGAGCTTGGGCGGTCGTACAGATTCTCAAGCTCTTCGGCATGATTTAACTTGCGGGTAACTTGCGGGTAACTTGCGTGTGTTTTGCGTGTGTTTTGCGTGCGTTTTGAAACCAACTTGCTTACAACTTGCGACTAACTTAGGACTAAAAAAAGCCGGGCAGGGGATTTTCCTCTGCCCGGCTTTCTGCTTTATAAAGTACGCAGCTCCCGGTCTGACCGAGAGCCACAAGAAGAAATAGGATATAGAGCCGGAGGCTCTTTATTGCATTATAACATTATATGCTTTGAAAATCAAGCAATGTTTGTGCCGGCAAAAATCGACCGTTACTACAGGGTTACTACGGATTCTATTTTAGGGTACATTGCAATAGAAATGAAAAAAGCCTTGAAACCGTTGATACACAACGAGTTCAAGACTTTCTCTTTTGGTGATCCATCGGAGATTCGAACTCCGGACACCTTGATTAAAAGTCAAGTGCTCTACCGACTGAGCTAATGGATCATATCTTTTTCGCCGTGCGGAAGCTGTATCCGCAAATCAGCTTGATTATCATATAATATTTGCTCGAAAAAGTCAAGTCTTTTTTGTATTTTCTTCCCATTGTTTTCACTCTTTATGATAAATTGCACTCCTTTTGCCCGAATATTCATTCCCGCCCGGCAGATACTATTCAGAGAAAACTGCCGGAGGCGCATTCTATGAAAATACTTTTTTATGATACAAAGCCGTATGACCGCGAGGCGTTCGAGAAGCTTGCGGGCAAATATCCCGACATTGAAATAGACTATCTCAAGACGGATATCTCTTACCGCACCGCGCCGCTCTCGAAAGGTTATGATGCCGTGTGCCTGTTCGTCGCGTCCGATGTCGGCAGGCGGGTCGTAGATATCCTCGCCGAGAACGGGGTCAGGCTCATTCTCATGCGCTGCGCCGGATATAACAATGTCGATCTTTCGGCGGCGCAGGAGCACGGTATCTCCGTTATGCGCGTGCCGGGGTATTCGCCCGAGGCAATAGCCGAGCACGCCCTCGCGCTCGCGTTCGCCGTCAACCGCCGTATACACAAGGCTTATATAAAAGTGCGCGAAAACAATTTCAGCCTCATGGGACTGACCGGGGTCAACTTCTGCGGCAAGACGGCAGGAGTTGTCGGCACGGGAAAGATAGGCGCGTCGTTTGCGCGCGCCTGCTGTGGACTCGGGATGAATGTTATCGCCTATGATAAGTATCGGAACCCCTCGCTCGACTTCGTTCGATATGTCGAACTCGATGAACTTCTCGGCGAAAGCGATCTGATATCTCTCCATTGCCCGCTGACCGAGGAGACCTATCATATGATAAATATCGACGCAATAGAGCGGATGAAGGACGGCGTTATCCTCGTCAACACTTCGCGCGGCGCGCTGATAAGCACGCCCGATCTTATAAAAGGTATAAGACAGCATAAATTTATGGGCGTCGGGCTCGATGTGTATGAGGAGGAGACGCACAACGTTTTTGAAAACCGCGAGGACGATATACTCGAAACCTCCGTCACGGCGCGACTTCTGTCGTTCCCGAATGTTATAATCACCTCGCACCAGGGCTTTCTGACCCGCGAGGCGCTTGAGTCGATAAGCGAGACCACGTTTGAAAATGCCGCCTCGTTCGGCAGGGGAGAGCCTATACAGGCGAATATAGTTAAATATAATTAATGTATGCTAACCATGCGCGGCGGTAAATTCCGCCGCTTTTTTCTGTCCGCTGTTGATTAAATCGCATTTATGTGATAGAATTTTCCCGTAACCGATTCAAAGGAGTGAGGGAGACTTCGGGTCTCGTAAATATGAAAAACAAAGTTCTGCCAAAAATAACAAATATATCCGCTATTGTTGACATAGTCGGCGCAGTCGCATTTTTTATTGTTCAGATAATCAACGCCGCAAAACCGAATTTTGTCAGCGCGTCGGTGATGCTCGGATTTTTGATAGCGAGTGCCGTGGCGATAATATTGTTCTTCGTGCTCCGAGTCGTGGGTATCGCGGTCGGTGCTAAGTCATCGAAAGTTCTGACGATAATTTCATATATTGTCGATGCGGCATGGGTCATCTCTATGATATTCGTGCTCAGGAATCTCAATATCTTTTAAGGAGAGTCGGAATGATTTATGCTTTTGTCGCCGTTGTCGTTTCTGCGGCTCTGCTGATATATTTTATCGTCCGTATAGTGCGCGATCCCGGTGATGCAAAATATGCCGTACATATTCCAAGATGGCTTTTCTTCTTCGGCATGGCTGTCTATATTGCCGGCGCCGCCGTCTGCATCGCAATGCTCGCTGTCGGAAAGTTCTTCGTTGCGATTCCGGGTTTTGGCTGTATGCTTTTCGGTGCCGCGGCGATGCTCTGCCAGCTCGACCAGAAGGTCGTGGCTGCGGGCGAGGGGATATATATCTATTCGACTATGTTCGGCAAAAAGAAGCGCTTTAATATTTCCGATTTTGTCTCGATGAAGCGAAACTCCGATTCGCTCACGCTCAAATTCAAAAACGGAAAGATGCATATCGATAACCTTGCCGTTATCAGCGACGACTTCAGAGAGAGCCTGCTCGACGGCAAAGAAGACTGA